TGGTCTGAGTTATCACTCAATGATATTGAAAGAGATATTGTAGGTGGGATGTCTCAAGAGTATGATCTCTTTCCTGAATCTATGGGAGATATTTTTGGAGTAAACATAAGAGGTAAAGATGTCTAATATACTAGAGATTAAGAAAGTTGCAAGCGTTCCTACACTGGTAGCCACTGCTGACTATGATCGTCTTGATTTTTCAGAGAAGCTGAAGTTTCTTATCAAGACACGTACAGTAATTGAAAAAGAAATCAGTTGGGTTGAAAAAGATTTACAAAAGTTTATCAGTAAGCGTAAGTTTTAAATTAAATGTTTATAATAGTTCAAGACATTCTAAATGAAAAGTGTGTAGACATAAAAGAGTTTGATTGTTTTGATCTATTAACAACGCCCACTGGTACACCTCTTAAGTTTGATACTGAAGGAGAAGCTATACAATTTCTACACTCTCTAGGGATTGATGATAGTGTAGTATTTGAGGAAGGATGTGTTAGAATTGACAGAGTTCACTGAAGAATATAATGGGTATGTAGCTGTCCTACATAAAAATATAGCTACACTAAAGTCACAAGTAAGAGAGTTGACTGACGCTAATAAACAACTTAGAAAAGAATTGTCTATTGCAAAGCAGGGCAGCACTCCAAATAAATTATGGGCTGAGTTAAGTGACGGCAGAGATACATAACTTTTATGCTCACTGGAAAGAGAAGCAAGAGTCCCTAAGAAAATCTCTTGGATATCCTGCTGATCTATGGTATACTATGTTAGACAATGGGTATGAACCTACAAACGAGGAAGAAGTAGAAAAGTTTTTAGAAGATATGATGGACAATGAGTAAGAATTTTTGGCAGAAAGAACGATCATCTCTATTGAGAGGACTTGTTCGCCAGTACAAAGAAGAGGGCTATGATATTAAAGAGGCTAGGAAACTAGCCAACATTGAGATCAATGAGATCATGGAAGACAAAGAAGATTTTGTCAGCAATCTATGGGATGAAACCTTCGACGATGTATAACATAGTATACAAGAATAACATCCTGAAAAGCTACAGGACTAGACGTGAAGCACAACAAGAGCTTGACGACAGGCAGGGCTTGTGCTATATGCTGAGACTGTCAGACCATGAGACCTATTCAATTGCAAAAGGATATTCCAATGCAGCCCGAAGAACAAGGAAGAAAGGGGCCGTGTCCCAAGTGTGATTCTTCTGACGCCAACCATCACTACAACGATGGACACACCTTCTGCTTTAGCTGTAAAACTTATCAACACTCAAAGGAAGTCACGACTATGGCTACTAAACTACCAATACAACAGACTACTGAACTAACATCCAGCAAGATGGCTGAGTATAATGATATCTCAGATCGCAAGATACTTAGAGATACAGCCAAGAAGTATGGCACCCTCACAAAAAAGAAGGGGTCCATGACAACACACCATGTCTATCAGTACTTTGATACGAATGGTAATCATATCTGTAATAAGGTACGTGACACAGCCAACAAAAAGTTCTGGTCCGAAGGACAGATGACCAGTGCTGGCTTGTTTGGTCAGAATGTGTTCACTCAGAAGGGTAAGTTCGTTACCGTTTGTGAGGGTGAGGTAGATGCTATGTCTGCCTATCAAATGATGGGGTCTAAGTGGCCTGTCGTTTCCCTGAAGAATGGTGCAGCTTCAGCGGTATCTAATTGTAAGCAATCCTTTGAGTACCTCAACCAGTTTGAGCAGGTAGTCTTATGCTTTGACAACGACAAGGCTGGTAAGCAAGCTGCTGCTGATGTAGCTGAAATCTTTGAGCCTAATAAGTGTAAGGTTATGAACCTAGACTTGAAGGATGCCAACGAATACCTCAAGGTGGGTAAGTCAGAAGACTTCATGACTGCATGGTGGGGCGCTAAGTCCTTCACCCCTGCTGGGATTGTCAACCTGCATGATCTAGGGGATAGTCTATACGATGAGAGCTACTGTGAGACCTGCCTCTACCCTTGGACACAACTCAATGAGAAGACCTATGGTATGAGGACGGGTGAGCTAGTGACGTTCACCAGTGGTGCTGGTATGGGTAAGTCCAGCATCATGCGTGAGCTAATGCACCACCTACTGATGAATACCAAAGATAACATTGGTATCTTGGCAATGGAAGAAAGCACACGTAATACAGCCTTTAATATCATGTCAGTGGAGGCCAATGCTAGGCTGTATATTAAAGAAGTACGTGATCAGTATACCAAGGAGCAGCTACGTGTATGGCAGGATAAAACCCTAGGCAGTAAGAGGTTCTTTGCCTTTGATCACTTCGGTTCTATCAGTAACGATGAAGTCTTGGGACGTGTCCGCTACATGGCTAAAGCATTAGGCACCAAGTGGATTATCCTTGACCACCTATCTATCTTAGTATCAGGTCAGGAAGATAATGGTGATGAACGTAAATCAATTGACATTCTAATGACTAAGCTACGTTCTCTGGTTGAAGAAACAAACATAGGCTTGCTGCTTGTGAGCCACCTACGTCGGCCAAGCGGTGATCGTGGACATGAAGATGGCCGTGAGGTATCACTGTCCCACCTACGTGGGTCTGCCAGCATCGCACATCTATCTGATGCCGTCATCGCATTGGAACGTAACCAGCAAGCAGACGATGAGCAAGCAGCCAACACCACCACCATACGTATCTTGAAGAACAGGTATACTGGTGAGACAGGTGTTGCTTGCTACTTGCATTATGATAAAGTAACTGGTAGGATGACACAGATTGACAATCCATTCGTGGAGAATGAAGAATGAATAAAATTAAATGGTTTATTCATAGGTTATTTCACAACTCAAACTTTTTTGTAGGAGTTTACTGCCTAGATTGTGAGGGTGAAGAAGGTTGTCCTACATGTGATGGAAGAGGATGGCACATTGTCTTAGAGAAAAAATGTAAAACTTCAAACGCCGTTGAGAAAAAATATGATAAGTTAGATGGTAGCTTTATGATGTGTTGCCATGCAGAATATCTTTTAGATTATAATAATGAATCAAATTTTGTAACAGCAATAAGAGAAACTTTTACACAAGCTCAGATAGATGATGTCGTTAATTGGGATTGGGTAAAAGATAATCCTCTTAAGGAGAATGAAGAATGAACCAACATGAGAAACAACAACAGAACAAAATGGAGAAAGAGAATGACTCAAATGGGTCCACGTAAACAATTTGATAAAGCTTTGTATGACATAGCAGATAGGGATGCCAAGCAAGCTACCCTGAAGTATATTAAAGATATGAACTACACTACGGTAGATACTACAGAGAGGAAAGACTTTGATATTATCTGCAAGGCAGTAGAAGAAACACATCACCTCTATGAAGTAGAGGTTAAGTATTCTTGGAAGGGAGATTGGAACCCTAGTTGGAAAGAGATACGTATCCCTTACCGTAAGAACCGCTTGCTACTTAAGTGGAAAAAAGAATATCCCGATGCCTTGTTTACATTTATAGTGTGGCGTAACGATTGCAAACAGGCATGGCATATTGATGCTAATATTTTAGTTGACTGTGAAGTTAAAGAAGTGTCTAATCGAAACATCAGAGAGGGAGAAAAGTTCTTTCATATTCCAGTGGAGGATGCTTGTCTCATTAAGGTATAATGACAACAGCTATAGTTGATATTGAAACAGATAGTTTGAATGCAACAAAGATACATTGTATCGTAGCAAGGAGTTATGAAACTAATAAGGTTAAGGCGTGGGTGGGACAGGAGTGTTCGGAGTTCGCTGGTTGGTCGCAGCAGATAGATACTTTTATAATGCATAATGGTATTAGCTTCGACGCTCCTGTCCTCAACCGTCTGCTGGGATGCAATATAAAGCTGAGTCAGATAAGAGATACTCTCATTGAGTCTCAGCTTTATAATCCTATACGTGATGGAGGTCACTCTCTTGAAGCTTGGGGTAAGACCCTTGGCTTTGAGAAGGGTGACTTCCATGACTTTGAACACTACTCTCCTGAGATGCTGGAGTATTGTAAGCGTGATACAGAGGTGACCCGTCACGTAGCACAGAAGCTAGAGAAAGAGGGTAAAGCTTTTAACCCTAGAGCTTATGAGTTAGAGTGTAAGGTCAGGGCTATCTTAGATAAGCAGAAGAAGAATGGCTTTGCATTTAAGATACAAGAAGCTATGATCTTACAGGCGCAGTTGCAGGATGAGTTGCATGAGCTAGAACGTAAATCAGAAGAAGATTTTGATCCTACTATAATTGAATTAAAAACTAAGACTAAGTACATACCATTTAATATTGCCAGTAGGCAACAGATAGCACAACAGCTTATAAAACTAGGATGGAAGGCTAAACAATTTGGTAAGGAGATCGAATTAAAAGATGGTACAATAAAAAGAAATGTAATTATTAACGAAGCAGTCTTGTCAAAGATTGATCTACCAGAGGCCAAGATGTTTAACAGATACTTTCTATTACAGAAACGTACTGGCCTACTAAAGTCTTGGATCATGGCATGTCAAGAAGATAACCGTGTACGTGGTAGTGTGATGACACTACGTACTATAACTGGAAGGATGGCACATGCATCTCCTAATATGGCACAAGTTCCCGCTGTCTATAGCCCTTACGGTAAAGAATGTAGAGGACTATGGACAGTTGATGATGTA